TAGGGCCAGAAACCCTTATTTTATCGCCTTTCTTATATGCTATATAATCATTTGCAGTGTATCTACGACTTCCTTGAAGATTAGAAATAGATTCTGTACCTAATTGTATCATATTGCCAGCAAGATCAGTTATAGACGTTATACCGGTAGTAAAATGAAAATCTATAGTTTTAGGTATAACAATAGTAGTCTGAGCTATAAATCTACTATTATTGTAATATCCCTCAGTTAAATCTATTGACTCCAAAGGAATTGCATTAATATATTGAATATAGTCTGGATTAATGTCTCTATCTTTATCTACGTCTTGCTTTATTAATACAGCACGATATTGGATTATCCATTGCTCTATTTGATTCCTACTTAATTGTTCGCTTTCAGCCACATTATTATTTCGCAGTTGTAAGAGTAGATCGTCTATAGTAGTATTTAATGTATTTAAAGTAATCATTATGATATGGTTATAAATATTGTTTCCTTTGCTTCATGAGCAACTGCTAGTTTGGCGAATAGCTTATCAAATGTTTTCTTTGAATCAGTAACTTTACCTATCTCAGTATTTTTACCTACAAGTAAACATCCATGTGTATCGACTGCAGTATTCCCGGTATGTATTCTAATGCCAGAAAATCCAGGAACATTTTCCAATAATGGAAGCATTCTTTTGAATCTTTCAGAGTAAGTAATATCTATCTGGTATGTTCCACATGGAATAGCTGTCTGACCAAATACTTTTTCTTCTCCTGGGTCTTTAAGATCTCCATCATGATTTAAATCCCTATCCTTATCCTCTAAAATATCACACTCAAAAATTCCATTAATCGACAATTTACTTATTGTGTATGTATCTCGCCTTGCTACTCTTACTAATGTTAATTTCATATTATCTAGTTTTAATTACTCTTACTGAGTCAACTTTTATTAATTTATTGGAATTATTAATTTCATATCTTTCGATATCTTCTTTCTTCCAATCAAAATGCCAGAACCTAATCCATCCATTTTTGTAACCATTAACGTACTCCCTCGAAGTGTAAACGAATAAAGTTTCACTATTGTTGACTTTTATTGAAGAAATTAATGAATCTTTTTCAATCTTAATAGAATTAGATGTAAGTTCATTGTAATTTATAGTAGTATCTAACTTAAAATCACATGGATTTTGTATAATAACAATGTCAATTACTGACATGCTTGTAGTAGTACCTACCGTGACGTCACCAGGCTTGTTTTCAGGCAGTTTAAGCGACTTTCTTAATGAATTGATAGTATTTACCATTTTATCATTAGAGTGTCTTAAATCGACTGCAGATAGTGTTAAAACGCGTTTATCGTTCTCTAATCCTCCTACTATATTTTCATATGCCTTAACATTACCTTTCTCTATAGATAATTCTAATTTTATTTTTTTATAGTTAATATACTCATTATAAATAATAAATGCACCACCGATAGTCAGCAGTGCAAGTATTGCATATAATATCAATTTTGTTCTAAGCGAAAATATATAATTTTTCACTTCTGCAAATTTGCTTATTATGTTCATTTGTTTTTTATTTATTTAATATCTACTTAGTTAAATAGTTTAAAATTAGAGTAGCAGTAGCGAATACAAGAAATAGTATTGTTATTTGCCTAGACTGAGAAGTACTTGCTCCTTTATCTGCAGCAATATGCTCTATCATTGGCCTTAAAGCTACTTTTATTTCTTCAGTAAATGACAACAATGCTTTTTCAGACTTAGAAAATACAGCAGCTAAATCGTCTCTAGTTGCATACACTCCAGTCTCCTTTAAGTTTTGTTCTCTCATAGCATCGTTTCTCTCGTCTTTATATACTTGAGATTCTCTAGCTAATTCAAGGGCAGTTAAATCCGCAGTCTCCTTTATCTTTAAAGCTTTCTCTTTTTCTACGTTTACTTCAGCGTACCTTCTGTCTCTCTCGGTTTGAAGTTTCTCTTCCATTGCTCTCATACTTTCGTTGTGGACGGCATATGTTTCAACCGTCCATATTGAATCTTTTGTCATATCTATTTAGTTTCTGTTATAGTTGTAGTATAAGATCCATCTGTTGATATATCCTCAATTTCTGTATTTGTCTTATCGTCAGTAGCCTTAATTTTCTTTGTAACTATCATTGCAGATCCAAGTCCAACTAAACCTAAACTTTGTATTAATATATTTTCAAACCCTGGAATTTTAAAGCCTGCATAAAAAATTCCAATTATAAAACAAATTAGTCCTATAGTTATACACTCGCTACCTAAAATTGCAGATGCAGATGTCTTTCCATTTGAATTAGATAATGCTTCTGCTATTGATATTTTGCTAATATCAGTTTTATTAATTATCATATTTTTATTTTTTAATTAATTATAAAAAATCCTACCGATGTTTCTGCTGTTGCTTCTGCTGTTAGATTAATCACAAATGACCCTCCTGCCGGAACTACATTTTTTATAGTTGCCGTTGTATCATTTGTTCTTACTACTGCAAAGATAATGCTTGATGTAGTTACTAGATTACTAGTCACTGTTATCGCGGTAGCTGCTGCTGCAAAATTTACAGTTCCTGTTTCCTTGTTTATAGTCCTATTACCGGTAGTACCTACAGCCGTAACGGTTGTATCTAAATTTATATGACCATACAAATATTGTTGAGTCACATATGTACTCCCTATGACTACCGTATTACTCCCTTTACCTATAGACCCATAACCGATAGCAGTTTCATTCGTAACCCCATCTGCACTTGCAAACGAATTAGTGCCTATGTAGGTGCAGTTAGTTGGCGAAGTTAATGCTGTAGATCCATTGGCTATGTACCTCCCCGACATATACCCAATGGCAGTATTTCCGTTGCTATTAGATGATGCTGTTCCAGAGCCAGAGCCAACGCCCGTAGCGGTAAAAACTGTTCCGACTGTACTATTTGCAGCCCCTATCAGTGTAAAATCAGTAGTTCCTGCGCTTAAAATAGTATAAGACACCCCAACAATAAACGACCCTGCTATTACTGATTGACTAATGTTTTGTCCAGAAAAAAAGCCTATAATCGTATTGTTACTTGGAGTTACAGAATTTTGCATTGAATTTATACCCATTGCAACATTTCCAGACCCAATGGTGTTATTTGTGAGTGCATTTGCGCCTACTCCGGCATTGTTACTTGCGGTTGTTGTTTTTTGCAATACAGCAAATCCAAAGGCGGTGTTATTATGACCTGTAGTTCCTGCTTCTAGTGAAAATGCTCCAGCCGCTGTGTTATCATACCCCGTAGTGTTGTGATATAATGAATTTATTCCTGAAGCTACATTTTCATATCCTGTTGTATTATTAATTAACGAAGAGAATCCTATCCCTGTATTATTCGCGCCCGTAGTGTTGTTGTACAGAGAAGCCGTACCGATAGCAGTATTTCCGCTTGCCGTTGTATTGGTCTGAAGTGCTGTAGCGCCAAATGCAGTATTATTAGAACCAGTTGTATTGTAATTTAAAGAGTGCACCCCAAATGCAGCATTTAAATTCCCTGTCGAATTATATTGCAAAGCATATAATCCGAATGCAGAATTTCTTAGTCCGATTGTATTACTTTGTAAGCAACTTGTCCCAAAAGAAGTATTGGCATAGCCAGTATTATACAGCAGCGAATTAATCCCAAAACTTGTTGTATTTTGGTTCGTTGTAGCTATTATCTGTGATCCAATTAATACATTACCTCCTGTTGTATTTATTCGTGGAACACTGACCCCTAAACTACCATCTGCGATATTATCAGTGTATGTGGTTGTCGTATTATCAGATATTGTACATACAAGATTTAATAAAGTGGTAGGAATAGTATAGTTTGCTGCTGTATTGCGATATATTTTTCTTGCGGTAACAGTTGGGTCTGATGAGATGGGTATATTGGTTAAATCAACATTCTTATTTACGGGTGATACTGTCGTTGATATATTTTTTGCATCCGTTTCACCTAATGCTGTAACAAATGTTACAACATAATTATAACTTCCATTTAAATTTCCAGATGTTGCATTTATTGTAGATGTCAGTACTCCTGCGCTTGTAACTTGATTCAGATTAAGATTCAATAGGTTGGGCAAATCGCTAATAGACAAAACATCCCACGCGGGAGCAATCCCATTCACCCCATCTCCTGTTTGTTTTAAAAATTTATGAGTTGTAGTTGTATTTGGGGCTAACAATAAAGTCGTGTCCGTATCATTTTGATACGGGATTGAGCCTTTTAGAGTAGTTGAATTGCCACCAACTATATTATTTGACTTAGCCACAGTCTTATTTATATCAGCGGTATTGTCGACATTCCCTAGGCTAACATCTCCCTTTGCTAGAGTCACTATACCTGTTTGCCCTGCAACAGATACTACTTCGTCAGAGTTTTGACTAATCTCAATAGTACCAGCGTCGTTATATACCAACCAATCTCCGAGCTTCCAGTTTATTGAAAATTGAGTACCGGCAGCAGATACTATATAAACCTCTCCAGCCTTAGTTGGTTGCGTATCAGTTAGAGTTGGTGTATTTGTAGATGCATTCCATACGCTCTTATATTTCATGAGTGTATTTGGAAGATTCGCTGTTGGAACTTTTCCTCCAGCATCCAATGGAGCATAACCATTATTCGCATTCTTATTCGCTGAATTTTCAGGAGTAAAACCTAATGCATCCTGTTTGCCAGTCCATGATGAGCGCAATGAGGTACTATCTGTTAAATCTTTAATATCGAAATCAGACGATACTTGATTATCACTTCCAGATGCATGTATTTTTGCAATTTCAGTATCTAGTACTAGTGATTTATTTGCTACTTTATCAACCTTTAGATTGTCGGCTAAATAAACACCTTTTGCAGATGGATATTCTTCATCGGTAGAACTTACATTCACTGATAACGTTTTATTAGTCTTTAGTTCTATATTCTCACCATTGACTATATCGTCTATTTTTACTATTTGTTGTGCCATTATAGGTCTCTTATTATTGATGTGAATATATTTGTATCTGTCCACGGGGCAATATCATAACCGATTGCTTCGGGGCGAATGTGTAATTGTACTGGATGTCCGTTCATAAATGAATTTCCATCTGTAATAATAGTAGGTGCAATTAACGGATAACAATCGAATCTTTGGATGGTATTAAAGTAGTTAAATGAATCAACTATTAATACTACGTTTTCTGATATTGTTACTTTAGTTAAATACCCTGCACGGAAACCTACCCAATAATTATAAGGTTCGGTCGAAACGTACCCGATTTCCGTAATTGATTTTGGAATATTTAATTCTCCAATTAATGGGACTCCATAAAAGTCACAATAATTTATATGTGTTAATTGGGTTTCATTTTCTAAATGGATATATTTTACAGAACCAAATCCTAAACCATAGCTTCCAACATCAAGTTCTTGTACGTCTTTCCCACAATATAACCATTCATAAGCTGCACCGGCAGTTACTCCGACCTGTGCATCTATGCCTGCAACATCATCAATTACAACAGCAGCATTCCATGTTCGACTTTGGATTCCGTATATATTACCGTTTACTATTATATAATTATTAGTCCCTTTAGTCTCAACTACTTGATGAACTAATCCAGAACTTTCAACGATTGCCTGTGATTCACCGATGAAAGAGGTACTTGTCTTTGATGTATATACAAAATACCGAAATCTTTCAGTAACATATAATGCCGTGTCTCGTATTCTTATAACTCCACTGTCTTTCGCTCCAGATGTACTTAGTACGGGTATTTCTGTGTAATTGCCAGCGGGTAAAACTCCTACGATTGTTGTTTCAAACACGTCATAACTATCTTGATGACTCACCCCTGAGAGTTCATAACCGTGGACTGCGTTTGTTCCTTGTGTTAAGGCGAATTTATCTGGACCAGATTGACCGTTTATTTTAAACTCTAATTCGAGTAAATATGGTTGATAACTTGCATTTCCGCTAATACCCAATAATCTGTAGTATCTGTATGGAGTTGTGTTTGAATTTAATTCAGTCATATATCCAACTTGATGTATTCCCTCTACGGTATCAGTGCCAAATGTAAATGTGTTTCCAATATTTATAAATGTACTCCCATCAGTAGAACCTTGCCATCTCCATATCCCATGAGTTGATAATAGATCTTGATATAATTTTGCTTCCTGTATTAATTTATTTTTTTTGAAATCAAATTGCATATAACAACCAGCAACTGCACCTAATAAATATCCATATCCAGGAGAACCTAGTAGTGGGATTGAATAATAACCATCCAATAATGGGACTTTTAAACTATCAATCGGGTTATAATCCGAAAATATACTGCCATTTTGACTATAATCAATTAGTAATCTTCTATCACCTTTCCCAAGTGGATTATTATATGATGTAGAAGTATAATCTTCATTATTATCTCGTAATGTGAAAATATACTTCTTCTCAGGATTATCATATTTATGATAAATATCCACAATGTCTACTGGTTGATCTTCGTGTCTGAATCCAACAGGAGCACAGAAAGTAAAGAACTTTAAAACCTGATTATATAGATTTCTCCTAGACATTTGTACCTCCTGTTATTCTAATTTCACAATGAGTTGAATCAGTAAAAATAAATAAGAAATTCAATTCAGCAGATCCACCAACCTCTATGTATGGATTCTGAACCATTTTCTTTATTGAGTAATTAATTCCACCGCTAACAAAGTCTGTTGGTAAAGTAACAGTAAATGCACCCGTTTGTGTACTATTTATAATTAGTAGATTTTCAACACTTACAGTCGGTAAATTAATAAATGCAATAGTTGCATCAGTCGAACCAACATTTGTATCATATTGTATTCTGTTTAAACAATTTGAAGTTATAGTTGATGTAGACGTAGTAAATACAGGAGATAATTGTCTTGTTTCAAATTCCTCATAATTATGAGTTGCCACTGTACCGAGATCAACGATATCTACAACAGATATAGAAAGGACATCAATATGTTTAAAATACGTAACAACCACAATACTTCCAATACTTGGAGAGAAATCAAGAGTGCATATATTCCCACTTAGAGTTATAGTTCTTCTAATTCCATTTACCATGAAAAATATAGCAGATACTGATATAGGAGTATTAGATAATGTGAAATTTGCATTTACGCCATTTACTAAACCAGTTGGAGTTTCAGTAATCATTACTGTTGGTATTGAAGCCTCTCCTTGTGGTCCTTGAATACCTTGTACCCCTTGAGGTATAGTAAAATCAAATACTGCACTACTTGTAGTACCTGAGTTAGCTACAACCACACTGGAACTTGCAGCTCCGGTAACTACTGTTCCAACATTAATAGTTGCAGCTGATCCTTGAGGTCCCTGGCTACCAGGATCTCCCTTTACGCCACCTGCATATACGTCTATTGAAAAGGAAGATACTCCAACTCCGACTGAAAAATCAAAATTAGGAGCTGCTGGTAATATCTCTATAGTAAAATCCATTATGATTCAGCTTTAATTAAACTTGGCAATACAAATATGCCTGACATTGCTTTTTGTATTAGGTTTTCTTTAGTATCTCCATCAGTAGTAGTTCTTATACACATTATGTCTAACATAACCTGCCCAGACATTAATGCAGTATGCTCACTTTTTATTATACCCTGAAGTTGAGTCCCGTCTATACGTGTGTCTATTAATGGCTCATATCCAGTTAAATAATCCCCAGTTTGAAGTACTGAGTATTTAACTATATAATCAGATTTAGTATAAGCATATACTACCACATTGTACAGATCATCAAAACTTGTTATATCAGGATTTGTAGAATCACTAAAATTTAACGAAAAGTATATATCTTCTCCTTGGTATTTTTTCATAAAAGATTATTTATTGATTGGGCTATTAACCTTTATTTCTATTAAGCAACTGGTAAATATAAAGAAATAACTTGCCAATTAGTTGCACTTGTTTTTAAAAATTTAAAGACAGACCCAGCGGTATAAGACACACCTAAAAATGCAGTACTATTATAATTTATACCATTTATAGTAATAGTAGAATTTGTAAATATACCATCTTGACCAGAGCCACCTACTAAACATCCATCAGGAAATATAATTGTTAATTCTTTTCCTATAGAAGCAACTGGAAGTATGAGAGAAACATAGTTATCAACAATAAAGTAGTTAGGAGTTGCAGGAGGTTGACCGTTATATCCTGTGACAATACTATCTATAGTTTTTATTATGTTTTCTTTAAATGCATTCTCCGTTTGAACAAATGAATTAGTAGCCAATTTTGTTGATGAATCTCCAACATTTTGTGTAACCCCACTAGTTCCTGTAGGTAATGATGGAGTACCTGTAAATGTAGGGGAATCTATAGGAGCTTTTTGACTATTAATAGTATTTTGAGCGTAACTAACAGGTTTATCTACATCTGATGTGTTATCTACATTATCTAATCCAACATGTACCTTTGTTATCCCTGTAGGTACTCCTGTAAATGCAGGAGATGCTAAATTAGCTTTAGTGTCATTCAATATCTTTCCTTGCCTAGCATCAAGAAATGTATCCCCAGACGTCGTGGTTAAATTATTCTTTAGGATTGAACTTATCTTTAATTTAAAGTTAGTTTGAACTCCATCAACTAATTTAACTATTGGGATTAAGGTGTTGGCGTCAACTACTGACGCCTCTACCATTGCAGTTATTTTTTCATCAACCATATTGATTATTATTTATTATGCTCCAGCCTGAGTACACATAACTACTCCAGTGCCTGTAACTTGATACAACATGCCAACAGTTAGTCCACCATCTAACGCTAATGTATTATTTGCATATGCAGCAAGAGCCATTGTCGTAGTTCCAGTAAATGTAGGAGAAGCAAGAATATCATTTTCTGTAATTACCCATGCACTGCCATTCCAATTTTTAATTACAGATCCATTCCCATCTGTTGAAAGGTCCATCCATAAAACGTTTGCCTTTGGACTTGGCGCAACGTCACTTGCGAATGTTTTTACTATTGTTCTATTATTCATAGTTGTTTTTATTAATTTATTTAATTGAAATAAAAAAGGCGACTCGTTAAAGCCGCCTCCTTATTAATGATTAGGCAATAATCCATGCGGCTATACCGTCTCGTAATGCCTCAGCACCTTGTCCTGCTACAATATAAACTTCTGCAGCTAAGTCAGTAGTTTTAACATATTGATTATCTGGACTTTGGTATTCTTTTCTGTATTCAATAACCAAAGTATCATAAGTAGCAGTTGCATCTACTGTTAAATCTGGTTGAATAACTGGGTATTCAGTACGATTAGTAATTCCTTTATATCCTAAGGCGGCACGTTCTCTATCTCTAACTATTTTCCAATTTCCACGTCCAGGTTTGCTGGCAGTAGTAGTAATTGTTAATCCTGTTATTGCAGACTGAGCACTAAATGCTGCAGATGGGTTAGTTACATAGGCAAATACTTCCATAGCAACTTGAGAGTAAGAATTAATAGCGTTAACTCCATCATATCCAGTTCCAGTAATAACTTTAGCAGTAATTGTCAATGTAGAAGTTCCATCATCAGTAGCAGTAACACGAGATCCTGTATGAGTGGTGATACGAGCAGCAAAAGCAGCAGACAAAACAGCTGGATTTACGCTTGTAGCAATTACTTCATAAGAGTGAGTAAATTGACCTGGATGTTCGTAAAGATCTTTGTATACAATACGCAGTACGTAACGATATCCAATAGTAGGAGTCATTCCAGAGAACTCAACAACAGAAGAAGCTTCAGTTTTAGCAACATAAGCACAAGTTCCATTAGCAGTAAGACTAGTTATTGCATTCTTTTTAATAAATGAACTTTTTATAATTTCAGCATCAGCCGTAGTAGTTCCAATTGTTTTTACATATCCTATTTGAATAGCCTCAACAGCAGATGTCAAATCAGCAATTGCGCAAACATTACCATTTGCAGGGTTAATAACAACTATATCTCCAACAGTAAGTGCATTAGCAGCTCCTGGAGCTTTTTGAGTTACGTATGTTTGTTTACCGATAATTACGGTATTTGGTTTTTGCATCATAATATTTTTATATTTTTATAGTTAAACTTTTTTTTAACTCAGTTAACTATAGCTTAGTCGCTCTACTTTCGTATTTCAGAGTTCCACGTTAAACTAAAGCTGAGAATATAATCCTATTTTGTCTCTTTAGGATAAGTAGAGTTTTTTATTTGTAAACTTTCTAGGTATTTACCTATAGCATTTCTTACTATTTCTTCATGCGTATGATCCGGCATGTCGGTATATGAATCAAATCTATTGTCTGCTGTAATTAAGATAGTATTTGGTTTTTTTATGTATATTAATTCGTAGTTTGATATTGTATAATTCCCATCTGTATATAGATATATTTTATCATCGCAAAATACTCTTATAGGTTTAGCATTATCTCTATTTAATTTGTGTTCAGATAGACTATTATTTAATTTATTAGTAACATTTTCTATAGTAGATTCTACTACGTCAACTATTTTTACTATTGGAGTTGCTACTGAATTTATTAATTGAGTTGGCCATTGAGTTCCAGTAGAAATAATTCCTACATTTTCTCCAACCATGTACCAATATCTATTTTCAATTATGGAATATTCGCTAGTTTCTAATAATAAAGATCCACCAGTCTCTAAACCAAAATTATACGGAATTGTATCCTCTGTAATTAAAAAATTATTAATGGCATTAGATATTTTGCCATCTTTATACGATATTACTACTTTTTGTAAATCAGAATTATCGAATCTATAATCAGTAATATCAAAGTAATCAGTTACTATAAGTGTACTTAAATCGTCTGTATATGATTGATTCTTTTGTACTAGAGTTTGAACTCTAGATTTTATAAATTCTATTAACCCAAGATTTAACCAATAGAAAATGTCTTCACTATTTAATTTTCTTTCTGATACTTCGTCTAAAGAACTAGTTCCAGATTCAAACATTCTTTGTAGTTCTATATAAGTCATAATTAATTATCTTTTTGTTTTTGTCTAGGATTAGATGATAATCTATAAACTGCTTCAGATATAAATATGTCAACAGCTAATTCAACTATCTCTTGATGAACGTTTGAAGAAAGTTCGCACGTTAAAGTAGATACGTCTGTAACTGCCGTAGTGTGGGTTATCTTCAAAGGATTTCTTATATATGTAATGCTGCATGCTGTAAGAGTAGTTAGACTATCGTGATAAATATCCAGAGTCTCATCAGTCAATAATGCACATGGTTGTCTAAGTATCGGACTATTAAAATATGACACAGATATATTTTCAACCTCTTCTTGGGTTACAAATTTATTTGGAACTAATGCAGGAGTTGTTATTGCCATATAAGTCCCAGTGACCAAACAAGAAGATCTTAAATATAAGAAAAAATTAGTTGGTAATGCATATGAATTTGCAGATTGGTTAGTTATAACAGTTCCAGCAGTAGATGTTGTAACTGTAGTTATAAGAGATTTGAAAGAATCTGTATTCTTTTTTAAATGCTCATAACTATCTCTAGTGTTATCTATTGATAAATAGTTTTGCTTTATAAATCTCTCTTGGGCTACATTTAGAAAGTAGAATATAGTATCAGAGTCTATTTTTTTCTCTATTACGTATTCAGGATTTATTAGTTGAATTAATCTTTCAAATTCAACTTGCATTTGACGTCCTACCATATTATTCTTGTATATTTAAAGTTGATGAATTAGTAGACATCCTACTACTTTCTATATTTTCTATTGCTAATAGTACAGCTAAAGAGACTACCTCCATTTGAACTGATTCATTAACTTCCATTGTACTATTTGGTGAATTTACAATATCTATTTTTGTTGGCCTTTTTATGTAATTATACGTAAATGTAATTACAGTAGTTGATAATGGAAATACTTTTGTTTCGTCATAATATATTTTAAAGCCATACGAATCCCTTACCATTACAGGTGTATTTATAATAGGATTATTAGTATCTGTTTTCTTAAACATATCTGACTCTTCGTGGGTTATTGGTATAACTGTCGAACCAGTAGTAGTTCCTCCTGCAGAGTTTTTGTATGACAAATCTCCATTAACAAAATAAAGTATATCAGTTTGTGCTGTACCAGTAGACGGACTTGACGCACAAGTCATAGTCGCTATTGATGATGAAACAAGCAGTCCTGCTAAATCTGAAACTCTTTTTTGACTTTTTTCAAATCCTTGCTTTAATGCATTATTACCAGACATTTTCTGATTAATAACCATTAAATATGATTTATTTAACCAATAGTCTATTTCTACTGGTAGAAACGACGGGTAACTAGTGACTTCTGATTTGTCCAGTTCTATTTTGAATGCCGTATGTGTTTCAGTAGTAGTCATATTACTTTATTTCAAGTTCATTTAGTATTGTTAACTTAATATCTTGATTACTTTTATTGTCAAGATATGCTATTGTATCTTCTAGCGAAGTACCAATTATATCAGTTCCATAATAATATGCATTTTTGTTTTTACGCATAATATTTTTTGCTATTGCTGCTTGTATATAGAATTCTGTATTTTTAGTTGAGTTATCTACCCATTTCAAAAAGAATTTTTCTGGTTCTTTTTCTACTATTTCAAATAGTCTACTTTCAACTAATTCATTTGATATTGAATCAGATTTCAATCCAAATATTCTTAAAGCCTTACGCATATCATCAATTGACATTTTGTCAAATTCTTTTATAGCATCACGCTTGCGTTTATTAAGTCTATTGCTTTCTTTAGCTTCAGAGTCTTTATTGATAAGAATATAATCTGCATTTGGTTTTAAATCTCCAATACCATTTGATACTCTATGATGATTCTTTAAAAATAAGTATTGTAACTCATCCCAAGATCTATCTGTATCTAAAATCAATTCTTTGTCTGCTATTTTTACTGTAAATGTTTTCCAATAAGGACTAAATTGGGCTAATGTATCTTTACCTAATCCTAATTCTTTTTCTAATCTAGTTGCATCTTCCTCGGTTAAACCAGTATGATGATTTCCAGACCTTGTCAATGACGGAGAAATATAGTCAAAACAACTTTTGTATTTAACTACTCCGGACCATGAGTCTTTTTTTTTATGTCTAATAATAATTTGCATTTATCTCTAAGTATAATTATTGTTTCTAATTTATTTAATTGAAGTATACGACTAAATCAATAATCGTATACTATTTTATTTATTATCCGAAATCACACGGATTAATACAACTTTATTCCACGTCTAATATCAACTCCCCACACGCTCTTGGGTCCTTCACCATTATACCTACTTCACCTAAGAAGTGTACAGAGTAACCGTCTTTAGCGTTAGAACGTAATGTGTTTACTGATTTAGCATATCCTGCTCCAGGAGCTACAGATCCAGCATTATGCCAGATAACTAATTCCCTGTCCTTACGAGCTACTTTAACGATATTAGCTTCACCATCACGCATTCCGAAGTCAAGGAATGTGAATCTATAGGACTCAACTGGTTTTCCTGTGATTGGATGTAATTGACGATTATGAACGATATCATCATATAAAGGCATATGTTTAACGGTAAGTTCAATACCATTAGTCATACGATATGTAGTAAACTGACCACCAAGTATTAATTCTTGACCAGCACCAGTAATAAATTTACTATCTACTACAGTAAATGCAGCAATTTTTTCCTTAAGGATACGATCAAATTCACGCATACCCATCTCGCCAGTGAAGGCTACGAATTTACGTTCACTTGTTCCTAACATATTATAAGACATATCAAACAAGAAGTCTTCTAACAAGTCGGCTGTTAACTCAGTATAATAACGTCTATTAGAAGGAGCAATTTGTTGCAATAGACCAGCTCCGATATATACCGGGTGACCATTAGTTCCTGTTAATTCAGTGATACCATCTGCACCAGCATTGTATTTAGAATAAACCAATAAACGTTCTAGACGTTTGTACCATTCACGCATTGCTTTCCACTCTTGGAAATCTGACCACAAGTAAGAAGTCTTACCAGTTTTAGGATCTTTAAGTGCAATAGCTAATACTGTACTAAATGCAGAACCAGTAATATCGTAAGATAAACGAACGGTGGTTAAATGGTTGTGTAATTTAATGTGAGTACTATAGTTAATGATATCGGCTTCTTCTGAGTATTCTTCGTAGGCAGAACCTAAACGAGATACTTGAGCTCCAGCAACTAAATATTCATAAGGGATATAAGAAGTAGCTTGTCCGTCAGCAATAAAACAAGTATAAACCCATTCATTACCATCTTGATAAGGTGCTCCAGATACACGCAATTGATATTCTTTATTGTCCAATTCCAAGATTGAACCAGGTCCAAACCATTTATCTTCAAGAGATAACATGATTGGAGTATTTCCTAAACCAGCGGTAACAGTAGTTGTAATTACTGATCCATTCCATTTTGCAGAACGAATAGTTACTGCACGATCAGAATCAATCATTACTGACCATCTGTATTCACGTTGATCGATTACCATTGTTTTTCCAAGACCACCAGTAAGGAAGTCAAGAGACGAACTGTAACCACCATCTTTAGTACCAAATACGTAAGAAATTACGCTAGCTACTTCATGAGGTTTTGTTAACAATGCGTTAGACAACATATTTTCGTCAACTAAATCAGAAAAGTGTTTACCTTTGTATAGTTGTAGGTTATTTAAAATTCCGTTTTCCATATATAAAACTAAGTTTTATTTTTTATTATTGGGGTCTGTTTAATAGTTGTTGAGAAGCTATAGACCATAGTGGTGCTGGAGACCCATTGTTTATTATTTGTTTTGAACCACTAACCTTGTTTGATTTCAAAGTAGCCTTAAGCCTTTCGGTTGCAGACGTTTCTCCGGATCTTTTTGCTTGACTAATTAAGGCATCGCCCTTCATAGTAAAATAAGCTGACTCTATAAGATTCTTTGTCGACTTGGAATACTCTTTTTGATATTTAGTTTTTCCATCAGACTCTACATTGAAGATATAGTCCATTAATGTCTTTTTATCTTCCTTAGGAATCTTAATACCACGTACGTCCGTAAGTGCTTCTATTTCCCCAACAACGTTAGTATAGAACGTTTGTTGCTGTTTAATAATAGTAGACTGTTCTTTTTTCTGTTCGTCTAATAGCGCTTTTTTGTTTACTTCTTTTATTTCTTTAAGTGATTCTACTGCATCAGTAGCTTCATCTTGCAATAAGTCCGCATCTTCGTATTTCTCTATTTTTCTACGAATCTGAGTTGCACTTAATCCTTGATTAGTCATAAATTCTTCTATAACTAATTTTTGAGTATTAATATCAGATAAATCTAATGAATCATAATCAACATCTAATCTAGTACCAGAAAGATAGTCTTCAATCTTTCCACCTGCTTTTACATACTCGTCCAATGCAGCCACATCATCACTAGCATACGAAGGAGTGCTAGAGGATTCTACTGCAGATTTAAGATATTCAACAAATGATTCTACTGATTTTGGTTTTTCTTCATCAGATATATCAGTCCAACCAACTTGTTCGGCAACTGCGTCAAAGAATGCAATTACTTGAGTAGATTCATTTTCGTCTATGTCTGCAGGAGTAATATCTTCTGTTGTCTTATCTGCTTTCTTTTTTGTAGGAGGTTCTTCTATAGATTCTATTTCTTTAAGATCTTCGGTAGATTCATCTTCGTCTTCTACTACTTTATCTGTAAATGGATTAAAATCATCGTCGTCTTCATCTTTAAGATCAAAAACTGTATTGTTTGTAGGATCATTCGGGTCTTCAACTACTTCGACTCCTTTAATTTTAATGTTGTCATTAGGAGTAATAGAGTCAAATAGAGCACTAAAACCACCTAGTATTTCATTATCTTTTTTCATAATTATTTATTATAATTGTATTTTTAATTTCTTTGTATTATATAATGGCCTGCAGAATGAACGTAGAGGCCATTTAGAAGCGATCTAAGACACTTATTATATAAAGTGATACATTTGTACCAAAAATAATTTAAATGCCTTAGAAGGGTTTAGAATGAGTTTATTTAGAGTTCTTATTGTTCTTCTGTTTTAAAAGACTCGTAGATATTTATATAATTTATTTTTCACCTACAACTTTGTTTTTTAATAATGTTCGTGATTTTATCCTCTCCCTATCTAACATCGATTTATCTTTCATGGATTGCAACTCTTTTTGAGCAGATATCTTTTTGTGTTCTAGAGTTATCTTTTCTCTCTCTATCGCATCTTTACGTTTTTCATTCTCATTCTGACTATCTATCTTTTTTTTCTCAATAGATTGCTTTAATTGTATCTCTCTGTCTTTTTGAGATCTAGCAATTTGCTTATCCATTTCGTCTGAGGCTAATTGATTTTGTCTTAATGATAAATCAGCAATTTCCATAACGTCAGGTATTCCATTATTATCTGCATCTAAGTCTTGTTGTCCTCTATATGCATTTAGCTCAGCAACGTATATCTTAGTTTGATTGTCAGAATCTGTTTTATATTTGCTTAGGTCTAATTCTTGTTGCTTTAAAGAATTCTCTTCTTGTTTAACTTCGTTTTGAGCTTGAGCCAATTGAATTTGACGTTGATTTTCTTGATCAGCAATAGATTTGTCTCTTTCTGATTTAACTTGTTCTATTTCACCAAGTTTATTCTTAATCATAGTAATATTATCTAACGTCATAATCTCTGCTATATCTAGTATACTAGTACCATTTTGCATTGCTGGTTGATATAGAGATTTAATCATTTCTAGATTTCTAAGATCTTTAGATGAATTAGATATGAATATATCATAGTCTTCATAAAAGAAATTATCTGATAATGTTAGGAATGTCCTAGTTGAATCATTAAGTACATATTGAATATTAGTTCTTTTAGAATCCTTCCATGTTTCCTTTGCAGTATTAAGCAACATCCTTAAAGCATTCTTTTTTGCTTGATTATGCATCCATACTAAAGGGGCAGTAATATTAGATGAATTATTTGTAGCTTGCTGAACATTTCCAACTAATTCACTTGCCTGGATACTACCTTCTCTTTGTCTACTTACTCCAGAAATATCAGATACCATATCTTCTATTTTAGCCATAAGATTTATGTATTGATCTATAACTTGAGCCATGGTAAGGTCTAGGGCTGCAATTTGATTAAACCCTGCCGGATGACCTCCATCCCTTCCGGGAATATCAAATCCAGTGTTGTGTACTATAGTGAAATCATCTAATAAGAATAAATGATCTCCATCTATATGTATACCATAAAATTCTCCAACTCCTTCGTATTCAATTTTGAAATTAGAATAATCTTTATCTCCACGTTTATTTACTATCGGAGACTGTTTTCTTTCTATCTTTGTTGGAATCTCTATATCCCAATCAAGTATACTCAAAGATCTAGTTGGTTGACATATTGATATATTGTCAGAATCCATTATATATTTCTCGTGATCAATACCATATGTATTTACAGTACATTTAAAACCAAGAGATCTGGCAATAAACGCAGCATCATCAACAATATGAGATTTATCTAATGATTGAGAAAATGTATATATATTATCCCTTTTATGAAAACAACCATCAGTATCAATTAATCCAGCCAATAACTTTAGTCTATTTTCTCTTGACGTATATATATATTCTTTTGGTATTTTTTTATCATTTAGAATTCCATACTTTAAAAGTATATCTTTTATTGGATTTTTTATTCCTGCACCATTAAATATTCTATATACTTTTACTCCAGAGTAATCATGAGTATATGCCTCCGATATTTTAAGTCCATTTTCTTGTGCGTACTCATATAAATATGATGCAATTTCAGTGTCTATATTAGTTATTTCTACTTTATTTTTAGTTCCATCACCAAGCCATAGCCCTAGAAAGTATGGGTCTAATTCTACTTCATTATTCCAATTTAGATCTATATTAGACGCTCTTTTTGTATAGCGAACATTTGATTTATATGAAATATTTTCTTCTTCAAAAAGAAGATCTATTGAATTTTCTAATTTAGAATCAAAACTATTTTTAAAATAATTCTTTTCGTAGTAATATATTTTATGAACACTATTTACCACTTGATCTTTTGCCCCAGACCTATGTTTAATTCTATACATATTATCAACTCCGTTATGAACACTAAGAACTTTCCTTGGAGTACCATCTTGGCCCATAACTGATTCGCCAATCTTAATGTCTTCTATATTTTTAATAGAACCATCACCCATTATTACCTTTGTTCCTGGAGTAAAGCATTCATATGGGTTGATAAAGTTAACGCCAACAGCAGATAAGTAATGCATCCATTTTGCTGGATCAATATTCATTGATTTAGGTATTTGAGTAATATCCATAGTTATTACTTTACCTTTATCCCTTGCTAATGCAAGTTCTAAACGATACCATATGATAATATACATATACTGCAATGGTTTCATTATAGCTACAAGAGATTTAGATTTAGAATTTGTATTACTATAAATAACCCCTGAATATGGCAATTTCTGAGAATTCATATTATCTGCAGATACAAACTGGTATTCAAGTGGTTGTATACCTACATAAATATTCTCTCCAATTCTATATCCTTCCCATACTTCAATTACCCATTTCCAATCTATGTTTAGTTCGTTTCCTATTACTAGGTAGTCTTCACTTACAGTAATTTCCTGAATCTCGCCAATTTCGTCTACTATTTTAACAAATCCTATCTTTTTATATGATTTCCATGTAGCATGCCACAAGTTAACCTGAGTAGAATTATTAATATCATCACTTCCATTTGCGGTAACATTAGTCATTTCAAAGTGATTATAATCCATCATAGAATCAGTTTGATTGCCATATCTACCAGAATTTTTAGTTTCTCCAGTAAGTTCCAATAAATCATCTAATTGCTTCTCTGACATTTTATCATATAGTCTATCGTATACTTCTGTATAAGACATCCTAAGTCTACGACAAGCCCAATCACCATTTTCTATAAATTCATTATCAGGAGACGTATCATGACTAAAATACAATGGGTTAACCCTTTCTTGATGCGGTTCACCATTTAATACACCAGTGTAGAATACTTCTTTTCCAGCTATTAATGCATCTTTCCATCCTTTAGAGTATTCATGGTCTAAGCCTAGTTTCTCTTTTAAGTAATTGATACTATGATATGCCGACTCTTCTGCTACATCCTTATAGTCTTTAGATATGAACGACATTATTTTTTCTGGAGGCATTATCTCTCCTGATGCAATCCTATCCTGATACTCCTGAGAATCTTTTTCACTCATTCCAGAAGTAACAGTAGCCATTATATAGTCAGTCATAAGCTTTTTCATCTTATCCTGAATATCAGATGCTGCATCCTGACTGGTTCTTATTACTTTAAAGTTATAAGGTTGATTAGTCTCTTCTCCTAATAGCAAATCTATCTTAGACTTTATTATATTAAAGTTTTGTGGAGATGCAGGAAATCCATCATCTTGATTAAATGGATTTGTAACATATTTTAGATCTGCTTCATTAAACACACTATTATATAAATCATAATATGTTTGCATTTCTTCAAAGGAAGTCTTGTCAGATCCAGCAGGGACTGTTTCCCCCATGCCAATTATATAGTCAACGCAAGCTTCACCCCATTCTTTATTCTTTTTCTTTAGAGGTACCTTTTGCGCAGGGAAAATTGTATTTCCGTATTTCATAAAACGTTTTTAAAATGTAAATACTTTTTCGTTTGAAAAATCTCCAGATCGTGTTTCGAACCAGTCCTTAGAGAATAAAGGCCTATCAAATAGATTATTCTTTCTAATATCCTTCTCTTTTTGTTTAACAAATGTGTTATGCAATTGTTGCTTGTAGATTAACACCATCATTAAGGCTATAACCCTATCAAAGTTTCCTTTGTCATTATATTGTATTAACTCTTCTAGTAATGGCTCAGAGTTTATTGTGGTCAACCATTTTTTACCTGGGAATAACTCCTCATTTAATTGTTCTTTAATCAACCCTTCTCCAAAATCCTTTATTGGAACATTCATATGTATTCCTTTTCTACGTTGAACCGTAGACTTAGCAATAATATCATTTATTATATCTGGCTGATCTGCTAGTAAGTAATCACAGTGTTTTTGTGTAAAATAGACAAATAATCCCTTTCGTTCATTTTCATATAATAATCTAGCATTATAATATACAAGTAACTTCCTAACATTCTCATAGTATTCTTCTGCTGTATCTGGTCTTCCAGTATATTCTGCGACTAATATATCATAATACTCCTCAAAATTTTGGAAACGCTTGTATATTAGTGTTGATCCTAAAGAGTTAGTTCCAGCTTTGTCATGGTCATATGGATCCGTTCCTCCTATATACAATTGGCCAGAAGTTTCTTTTGCTGGATGTTCCCATATTACTATAGATCCTTCAGTCTTATCGTCTCTACCTAATGGATATTTAGTAATGTCACCATTCTTTTTAACTTCCCAACTGAGTTCTCCATTTATCCAATTTAGATTTCCTACTTGCTTATGTGACTGAAGTTTCTTATTAGTTCGTATTAATGATAGCTGCATTTGTAACTCTTTCTTTGGAAATATATTTCCAGTTAGTTCTAGAACTGCTTCCTGTGGGGTTATTGGATTTTCTGCAATAAACCTATCTATTGCTCTTGAATCGGATGATCCATCTATTACTACTTGTCTTTGAGATAAAGAATACTCTATAGCTTTTAACGTTAAACTGTTTCCATTGATATCCATATAAAGTATGTTACTTTTCTCATCAAGTACAGACATATTTGCGTATACAGGAACAAAGAATGCACATTTATTAACAGAAGCTCCTTCATCCCATATATTTGGAAATGATTTTATATTGTATCCAGAAGGATTATAAAATAATTCTTTTAACCCATCAAACCTACTTGCTTCGTCACCTCCGGTGCCAAAAACACACATTAAACCGAATGCAACTCCATCTTCTTCTACTGATGGCCTAGCTATTTGCCATGCTTGAAGTATGTCTTTAAAACTTCCACCCTCTTCCCATAGTATTAACTTACCTCTCTTACCACGAGCCTTGTTAGCATCGTTTTTAAGAGTGACCCCTATTATTTCAGACTTATATCCAATCTCTGTTTTATTACCCATTTCGTCAGTAACAATAATACCGGCACGTTTATGCATCTTAGTATTAACGCTCCTCTTTTTAGCCCATGCTGTATGCTCATCTATAAAGTCTAATAACTCCCAAGCCTTACTTAAAAGTCCATCTCTAACCAAGAACTCAGTCTCAGAGGCAATTGCATATGATTTAGAGTTGGCTATTAATGCATAATTTCTAGACAACATTGCCGAACCTTTGTATGAATATCCTTTTCCACGAGCCTTTAGTACAGCCATATGACTGCCTTCGTCTTCTGCTTCTTGTATCCCTAAAAAATAAAAGTAATCATAATCGTAGAAGTCTGGAAACTCTCTATCCTTCTCTCTTCTAGTTTTTACAACACCAAATCTATCCTTATACTGAAACTCAGTAAGCCTAAGTATTGGACAATAATTTAAATAAAAGTAATTATATCCACTTATCCAATCACCATCTTCTGCAGTATAACCATCTATACATCTAGTAGCTTCAGTTTCCCAATATTTTATATATTCAGTAGTCCCAGTTGGTGCAAAACAGTAAACGCCATGCTTCTGAAAATGAAGACACGGCGTACGAAATTTATTAGAATTTAAAATTTTTCTACTAAAATCTACCATTACTGTTTTTTAAATTATTTATTCAACCATACAATGAAAGAATTCCATTGACGAATAAACCAATTGATTTTCTTAACTGTTTCTTCAATTACTACTGGATCAACAATAATTGGTTTTACAATCTTTTTCTTTTTATAATGTTTGTATACTGGCTTAGTAGATTTTACTTCTTCAATTACAGTATTTACAATAGGAGCATTTACAGATTTAACTGCAAGATCCTTATTTTTATTATTCTTATTCATAATATATTTTAATTATTTAACGTATAAACGCTAATTTGTTTTGTTTGTTTAATATGTATTCAATGCAATACAACTACGCTACACTAACACATTCATTGCAACATAATCCACGATCGTTTAATCCATATTTTGCATCTTGCAATTTACGTTCAACATCATATGCTTTATTGTAGTCAAATAACTCTTTGGATTTTATAATAATCAACGTTCGTTCGTTATTGAACCCATACATTTTAAATATAATATCTCCACTTAACACTGGATACGTTTTACCGTCAAATGTTATTTCACAATCTTCGTCAATAGAATATGCATAATCTATATTAGTATTATAAGAACACATTTCTCCAATTTCTAGAGTTTCTGTATTTAATTTAATTGCATTTGAACCATGCTTTGGTATAATTAATTTTATCATATTATTTTATTTGCATTTGGTCGAAATAGACCTGTTTATTTTTTATTATTTCTATACATTGTAATATTTCTTTCTGACTCTCTGGTTTCATTACTATCCCAGTAAATCCTAACTCATTTAACTTTGCCTTAAATAACTTCCATCTAAGTGGAAATGCATCATTAGCAAACCCTTTAGTTTCTATAATCCAACTACCATCTAATGCCTGAAAGTCTGGAGTATATGCTATCTCTCTAACATTCTCTATCAAATCAAACCTCTTTGTTGATGATAGTATCTTCTTATTAGAATCTCTAGTTATCTTACCAGTATCTTCATAGCATCTAAATTGTGATTTAAATTTAGCAATTAGCACATATGATTCTGGTTGATATGTAAATGGAATGCCATTCTCTTTAAGTTGCTTATAACAAAATAGCTCTAAGCCAGATTTAAATTTCTGGCCATCGTATTCATGAGTCTTAGCGTTCTTTACTTTAACATTTTTAGTCATAGTAGTATATATTTTTTATATCAACGCAGTCTTTTAGAAGATCAAGTATTTGTAGATAATACTTATT